TAAGTAGAGGTAGAGCACCTGTATGTTTAACAGTATTGTTCTTGACTGGTGCTAAGATACCCCTGACTAGACCCATATCAATACCAATACCTGCTCGCTGTGCTGTCATAAGAGACAGTGCATACTCAGTACTAAGGATAGACTCACTGGTGTCACCCATCTTAATCTTACAACAACTAGAGAACATCTTAAGTCTAGTACGTACACCACTAATGACTGGAGTAGGTAAACTAATCTCATCATTCTTCAATGCTTTATAGAAGTCCAACACATACCCTAGCTTAGCATCTCCTTCGTCAGCAAAGATAACCATAGGGATAATCATAAACGTCTCTTGAATCATCTCTAAGGGAGTGTCAGTCTTAACATCCTTAATCAGATACTTACTCTCTAGCTGTGTAACACTTGAGTGTACTCGTTCTAAATCATTATCATAATCTAAGTAGCTACCTAGGTATGCAATCTCTTCTTCACTGTACTTCTCTAGTATCTCAGGACTATACAAGCGGGACTTAACATTCTTCTTGATGTAGTCTAAGAAGTTGATAGGCTCAAAGCTACCATATACTTCCTTCCTCATATTGGTTACTAACAATCTACCCGCTAGTACACCGTAGTCAGGATGCTCAGGTGTTAGCTTCTCACTTGCACTCTTAATAAGTGTCTGTTGTATAGCAACTGATGACATCTTATTAGCAATCTTTAGGTGTGCATTAAGTGCTACATCAGATACAGATACCTTAAGTCCCTCAGCACATTGAGCTAACATCATATGAATCTTATCATAATCCAGCAGCTCTAGTGTACCATCTCTTTTCTTTACGTGTATGTTATTCTTCATTAGGTTTAATCTCCATATCAATCATAGGTGTGCCATCCCCATCCTCATAGGTAGAGTACGTTAGTTGCCCTGTCCTATGCATTATGATGGCATCCGCTATACCTTCATTGTACGCTCTCTTATCTGCGTACCATACAGCTAATGCACCTACTAGAAGCCATACAATATTTACTATTAATATATCGTCCATCAATCTTCCTTGGTTAGTTCTAGCATTAGTTTATTTAAGTACCACTGTGCTTTCTTTAAATCTTCTAGACCGTTCTTAAACTTATAACGACTAACGTATTTGATTACGTTACCTTCTACGTACGTTAGCTTCTGGTCTAAGATAAAGTCTATGACCTGTATGTTGCCTTGCTTGTAGTGGTTAGGGTTGATTGCGTCATTCATATTCTTTCTCCGTTGTTAATGTTTTGTATCACTATCCATAACTATATAAGTATCATCAGTATCATACAACTCAGTACCTGCATCATACAATAAGCTGGGTGCTTTCTCTAACACAACACTGATACCCATAGCTAACGGATAAAGTACTCTGTTAGCTGTGCTTCCTTCTCGTGTATTATCTACCATAGACATCTCCATAATGCCTGTCTTGACATCTAAAGATAACTTAAGTAGTATGTCCTCAGACACCTATAGCTCGCCAGTCCTTGCCTTGTTTAATCATCTTAACAAACCATTGGAATGAATATATAGATAGTCTAACCACACCAAAGTTCATAACGTGTGTTTGCTCAGGGGCTAGGTCTAACACAGTACTAAAGGTTACCTTGTCTCTCTCTTCACCTTCAAGTAAAGATTGTAACCACTCAACCATATCTTCTTTAGCTTGTCTTCTTATTGCTTTAGCTTTTCTTCCGTTCATTTGTAGTACTCCTTAGTTACTTCTTCAATGTCTGAGCGAGGTCTCTTCTCTACGTGTGTAAAGAATAAGTCACCAGTAGAATATCTAAATACCCTAGCGTCAGGGTTACACGCTACCTTATGACTGCACCACTTGCAAGAGTTATGCAGTCCTTGGTTGCCTGCCTTACCAATATCTATGATAGGGTGGCATCTTTCTTCGGGTGCTTTGTCTTGCTTAAGTTCTTCACGTACCTTAGTGATGCGTGTCTCGATGTTAGGCATCTCTAAGTCATCAGGTCTGAATAAACATAACTCACCTGTTGATTTGTTAGCTACGAAGAAGCCACCACCCTCTCTCTTAAGACCGTGTTCATAGCCCGCGAGCTGTGCAAGGTAACCGAAGGGGTCATTCTCTGAGAGCTTACCTTCCTTAAACTTCTTGAATGAGTAATCACTAGCGGTCTTGATATCAATAACAACACCATCAATCACTGAGTCAATGTGTCCCTTAAGACCACATACATCTACCTCAGCTTGTTGCATCTCAACCTTATGACCTGCTAAGTCAACAAAGAATAGTAAGAACTCTTCAACAACGTGACCATATAAGAACCTAAACATAACATCAGGTCCCATCTCTTCTGCTGTAGCATCAGTGTTAACGTCATACCATAGCTGTCTGTTAGGTCTACCTACGTTAGACATTCTTAAGCCAGAACTCTGACCTCTAGGTGTCGCCCATTGGTGTAGAACTTCTTCAAGTCCTGCCATCAACTTAGCTACCTTCTTCTTAGGCATCTTAAGTTCTTTACCTTTACTTATGTTAGTGAATAGTTTTTCAACATCCTCTACTAAAGTATCTACTGTTTTATTCTTTGCCATTAGTGTGTCCCTGCCCAAGTTAATGCTACTTTATATTCCCCATCAAGAGGACATCTCATTTCAAACGCTTGACCTGCCTCACGTATAGCTTCAACAGCAAGAACACCAAATGCATCAGCGTGTTCCTTAAGTACCTCTGTTTGGTACTCATCGTGGATATTACCCACAAATTTATAATCAAGTCCAGCTATTGTAGCACAGTCATCTAAGATTGTCAACGCTTTCTTCATCACGATTGCTCCCGCCCCTTGCAAGAGAGAGTTAAGTGCTGCGTGTTCAGACCGAATCCAGATTTTTCTGCCATCAAGTCCTTTGACATACCCTCTTTTAGCAGCCTTTCCAACTCGTTCTCGTAAATCTCTAAGTGGTGGCGTATTATTAAGGAACTTTGTCTTAAGTCGTTTACCATCCTTTGCCCCTCCGTTAACGATACTCCCGACCTTTGCATCCCCTGCACCATACAAGAATGCGTAGATGAAAGTCTTTGCCTGATTTCTTGATTGAAGTCCTGCAGCCACTTGATTTGCTGTGTGTATATCTCCGTGTAATATTTCATTTGTGTACCCCTCATCATTCATATAATGTGCAAGCATTCTTAACTCAAGACCACTCGCGTCACAACCTACAATAACATAACCTTCCTCTGCTTTGAAGATGTTTCTAAAGTCTGCACCGTAGCCCCCCTCTATACCCCATATAAGCTCACCCTTATCATCGTGTTTAGATGCGGGTATCTGTGCCATATTAGGGTCAGAGTGTGTCATACGTCCAGTGATTGCACCATTAGTATTAACGTAACCGTGTATGCGTGTGTCATCTCCTATCTTACCTAAGATATTCCTAAGCATAGCTTCTCTCTTAGAGATTAAGAAGTACTCAGCTATCATCACACACTCAGGTATGTCAGTGATACCCTTAAGCACTGACTCATCTACCATCGCGTTACCCTTATCAGTAAACTTAGTAGGTGTCCAACCAAAGTGTTCAAGGTATCTAACTATCTGTTGTCTAGACGCTAGGTTAAACTCAGGGTACTCGATACATCCCCACTCCCTCTTGTCGTTGAAGTGTGCACCTCTTGCCATCTGTTTAGCATATGCCATAGATGGTTGACCATTAGCTTTCATAGGGTGCTTAAGTACATTAAGTTTAATGAACACAGGTAAGGGCTTGAATGTTTCTAGTACCTTATCTACTAAGCCTTGCTTACGTTCACACAACTCAGCGTGTAGTACGTTAGCTTCACGTTCATCAATCAACCAACCGTTAATCTGCTGTTGATTAATGATTGTAGCTACCTTATGTTCTAACTCAACACATACAGCACTGAATCCTTCAAGGTCTTTGAGTACCGTCTTGTATATTAACTCAGTAACTCTAACGTCCTGTTTACAGTACGATATCATCTCTGGTGTTAGCCTAGACCAGTCATCGTAGTCACCCTTATCACAGTGGAGATATTCACCCCACTTCTTAAGCCCGTGACCTCCTAACTTAGAAGGTTCAGATAGTCTAGACATAACTAACGTATCAGTAATCTTCTTACCACTGAAGTCTATACCCCATAGGCGTTCAAGTACTGGTACGTCATAGCCAATGATGTTGTGCCCTATTACCTCATCAACACTATCAACGTACTTCTGAAAGGTATCTTTATCTTTGAATACGAATGGGTCAAACTCACTGCCTATCTTCTTAGCACACACCACCCATATCTGTGTGGGGTCTAACCCATCTGCTTCCAAATCAAATATTAACTTAGAACTCATCATCATCTCCTGCATCGTTAGGGTTATCAACTTCTACCATTCTACCAGTATCTTTGTCATAATGCAAGTAACAAGCAGGTCCTGTTAGCCCAGAGAATCTATTCTTTAAGATGCGTACAGTAGTAGTGTTACGTATCACAGGGTCATCGTGTTGACCATCACGCTCTAATCCAATCACCATATCAGATAGCTGTCCAATACCTGCTGAACCTCTGAGCTGTGATAGTGAAGTCATACCACCTTCCTCGTGTGATGTGCCACCAGGTCTTTTAAGATGACTGACTAAGAATAAAGCAATGCCTGTCTCTTGTACCAGTGTACGTAGCTTAGTAACAATCTCATCAAGAGCCTTACGTTCGTCACCATTCTGTTGGTCAGATACAATGATTGATACGTGGTCAAGGAAGATGTACTTACAATCTAAACCCTTTGCCATATACCTAACACGACTAACGATGTTATCAATACTGTTAGACCCAAAGCTATCATATAAGAATACTCTACCTGTACCTAACGTAGCATCATAATGCTTCTTAAGTTCTTCCTTATCCATATGTACATCAGGTAGGTGTAGTAATTGGTTAGCTGATAGTGACATAAGACTTAAGCCTGTACGTCTAATAGATTCTTCCATCATTAATAAACCTACGTTACTACCATTCTCAATGTTCATAAGATAGTACACCAATTCTCTAACGAACTGTGACTTACCCATACCACTACCTGCTGTGATGGTAATCAATTCGTGTGTACGTATACCATAGGTGAGGTCATTCATACTCTGCCAAGGATACTCAACAAAGGATTGATTAATTTCCTCAGTAACCACGCCCCACATATCATCACCTCTAACAATACCATCAGGTGCAAAGAGCTTAGCGTCCCACCACGCTGACATAAAGGCTTGTTTCTTATTAACCCTAAGCATATCATTAGCATCTTTATAATCATCGGGTAATGACATAATCTTACACTTAGATGGTGGGAATAACTCTGCTACTTTCTTAGCTGCATCCTTACCTGCCTTGTCAGCATCAAAACAAACAACAATAGTTTCAAAGTCATTAAAGAACTCAAGGTTTCTTTTGATATCTTTAGGTGCTGATGATGCACCATTGATAACACTTACTACTGCCCACTTACTTCCCATCAATTCATAAGCCGCCATTGCATCACACTCACCCTCAGTGATAGTAATGTACTTACCTTTCTTCTGTACTGTATGCATACCAAACAACTCTGCATCTCTAACAGTACCCTCGATACGGAAGTCCTTGTCTTGTACATCTCTAATCTTCTGAGCTACCTGCTCACCATCCTTGTAGTATGGATATAGATGGTTCTTAATACTACCATCATTATTTCTACGTATAGTAACACCATATTTCTTAGCGGTAGTTGATGTTATCTTTCTATCTTCGAGAGCACCTACTATACCCTCTGTTTTTATTGCTAATACTTTCTGTTCGCTCTGTCCAGTCATATATTCTCCTGATTCATATTCACCATCATAATCTTGTCCGTGTGTCTCACAACTAAAGCAATGCCAAGAATCATCTTCATTAACACATACTGCATCAGATGACCCACAGGATTCGCAAGGTAAATGTTGTGCCTTCCAATTAGATTGGTCGTGGTCTAACTTGTCCATAAATTCTCCTATAAAAGTTAAGGCTGTCGCCTTGCCTAACAGTAGAGGTAGAAAGGACATCCGAAGATGCCCTTGCCATTAACTTAAAGAGTTAGATTAGAACTCTTCAGTTGCTGTACCTACTGCTTCAAAGTCACTAACACCACCAGCACCTGCATAAGGTACTAACTCTACTACTTGGATAGCATTAAGTCCTTTACCCAACCCAAACTTCTTAGTCTTTGGATGTTCGTAGGTATAGAAACTAACATTGATTGTTGAACCATTACCAATCTCTTCGCTACCCCACGGATTCTTATCTGCATCTACAATAGTAGGTGATGTGTTAACCTTCCCTGATTTGTTAGACTCTCTACGCATAAACTTATAGATGTTAGTCTCTGTTTCACCATCGTCCTTGTGGTATGGACGTAGGTTCAAACCTTTAAGACGTTTCTTCTCTGCGTCACTAACCTCTAAGTCAATAGACCAGTAAGAATAATCTCTGTACTCATCCTGTGTAACTAACTGATGAGGTAACACCTTTGCCCAACTTGCTTTTCCTGTTGCAATCATTTGCATACTCCTATGTTAAGTCAGGGCTATGCCCTTCCTATATTTTTATATATAATGTTAGCAATTTACTAACATCACTCTTTGCTTTCGCTCTTTCTATACGTAACGAGTTCGTAATGAACTCATTAATTATAATTCTTTATAAGAACTCTTATAAGTATTAATAACTTTATTATTCTTAACACTTCTCTTGAGAACTCTTAATGATATCTTATTATAGCAGATAACTTTGTACCTGTCAACCACTATAACAAAATTAATTTATGCCACTAACAATAACTCAGTCAACATAGGCAACACCTTACGTACTCGTTGCTCTCTACCAATAACAATACTAGGTTTGTTAGACTCGTTGCGTACCTTGGCGTGTGTTGACCAATCAGTTAGTGTATTAAATACTGCCCATAGATTGTGACCCATCTCGAACACATACTTCTGATAAGTTCCTTGAAGTTCTTCTAACATCTTCTTATTACCGTTAGACAATACCTCAAGTATGTGGTGTGCTTCACCTAAGGATACCTTACTTGTTGTGTATTGTTTCCAAAGGTCAACATTATTAAGGTAAACTTCTAATGAGTTCTCTAACTTATGAATAGCATAGTCAACATCCAAACTCTTAGTGTGCTTACCATAGTACGATGAGAAACTATCACCAATGATTTGTCCGTTAGTACATAGTAATCTATATGCACCCACCAAGGACATAAACTTCCAACTACCATCATAACTATTAAGTACATTGATTTGTAAGTCCATCTCATCACCCTTAGTAATGGCTACCCTATGTGCAGGGAAACGGTACGACACCACTGTTCTTGCTCCATCGTGAGAGTACTGCACAATTCTTTCCATACCATCTGTGTTTAGGTTAGACCTACGGATAGCATCTTCATATTGTGGTATGATGTCTGCGTTCTGTACTAGGTTATACCCCTTACCTACCACCGCTATGATACTGCCTGATTCATCATCAACAATAGCCTTGTGCTTGTGTGCTAAGCTATCTGTAAATATACCATCTGTTGTCCATAAGTTTTCTTCTCTTACTCTAATAAAATCTTCCATCATCTACTCCTTTTTTTGTTAGCAATCTTCTTACGCTTGCTTCTATATTTATGTATGGCACTACGAGGTGCTAACCCAGCAGGAACATACTCTCTTTTACTCTCGTTATAAATCAATCGTCCTTCTTCTTCCATACCTATGAGGTAGTTACTTATCCTTGACATATTTGATACCCCCTTCCTCTAGTATGTCTGACTCAGTAAACATTAAACCTACCTGTTCACCTGTGTTAGATACCTTCTTAGCCTGTGCTAATGACTGTGCCTTTACTTCATACAAGGTAGTCATAGTACACACTATCCTATCTTCTTTCTTAAACTTAAATGTTTTCATTATGTACACCTGTTGATTAGTTTCCAATGACCTAGTGGGTCATAGTACATTCTACTCTTAACTATAGTACCCACCACAGCATTACTAGATATACCTGTAGATTTATTTAGTGTGTCCTTTACCGAAGCAATAGTCTTAGGCTTGAAGGTACTAGGACAACATACCTTAGCAGGGTCTGTGTATTTATTTAACCTCACATATGCAGTAGAGTACGCTAACTTATATCTATCCATTAATGTATGTGTTGTCCACTCACTACCATCATCAAGGGTATAAGACTTAAACCTATTACCCTCAGGTGTTAGCAACATCTCATCAAGAGTACCACCCTTTACCAATCTCTTTTGACACGCTGACCTACTAAGCCCACTGCGTTGCATCAGTTCCTCTGTTGTTATGGGTGTACCATCAGATAAGAAGTATTTTCTATTCTTAGTTAGTGTTGCTTGAATAACAGTATCATAGTCATCTGACACAGTCAACCTATTCCTTGCACCTCTGAGAGATAGTCCTGTTAATTCTGCTAATGATATCACAGTAAACGCCTTACCATTAGTCATAGTATATTTTGTCTGATGCCTACTCATATCTACCCTCCCTAATTCTTTTATTGTCCTCAACTAATTGCATAATCCTATTCATATTATCTACAATAGTACCCGAACCATACAACTTCTTTAGTTCTTCTATG